AGGTTGACTAAAGTTACGTCAAATGTAAATAGTTCTGTAAACGGGTTTAAGCCTGCGATAAACACACCAACCCAAAAACCAAGACACATAGGGCATTCAAACAATTCTCCAAAAAAACCTTTTGTTGGTCTAATAGGGTCTAATATTTTACCATAAACCCCTACGAGGGTTAGCCCATAACAACATAGAACAAAATATAATAAATTCATCAGTAAACGTAGCCAAACCCGGAATAGCTGTAGTAGGGTTTATCTAATTCTTTTTTCCGTCGTTCTTCTTCGGGGGGAATTTCTCCGTGTTCTGTACTGTCTGCATCCGATGGTTCAAGAAACCTATCCTCAACATCGTCTTCATACTGTTGATATACTTGAAAATCACTTTTATTCGTCTTTAGTATACCTTCAAGTTCATAAAGAAGGACCTGTACCGGACTAACTTGGTCACTAGACATTATTTTTGCCTCTAGCGCACCATAGACCATCCCTCCCTGAATTGAATTCCTATCTAAAACTCCCCTATGAGATAATTCTACAAGCACATCTTTCTGGGCTTCGTAAGCTCGGTCCCCAAAACCTTGTTTCGGGAATGTGACCATTTTGCTCTTGCCCGGCAAGATAAAAATATCGATCATGGGGTGCTCTTTGATAATAAGGTCACCATTTAGGTTTTTTGTTATCTCTAGCCTTATTGTGGCTTGTGGTTCTTTTTTGCCGCCGACTACAACTTTAATATTTTGATCTTGTTCTGGCGTGGTTTCTTCGTCTTTATTAAACGTTACTTTTATTGTCATCTGCTTTGTACTCTCTAACAAGGTTTTGTATTTTTAAAATCTTTACCAGTAAAGAATCATCAAGGGTTCTTTGCTCTTTTATGTTCTCTAAAATTTCTAAAACCTTTTTAGTATTTTTAACCATTTCTTGGTCTGCGAAAACCTCTTCGAAATCGAGTGATTTTATGATTTCTTCTTTTAATCTATTTAACTCTTCGTTTAGATACAACAAAGATTCACTAGAATTTTCTTCCTTAGACAAAACGCAAATCTGTATCAATTTCTTCTGCTCTTCGTTTAAATTGCCATAGGTTTTGTTAAATCTTTTTACAAATTGACTGTACACCAATTCGTTTACTTGGTTTTCTGGCTCTTTTTCTGGTGTGTTTTCTTTCGTTAGAGCTTCCAGCATATTGTTTTCGTACAAAACTTTCTTTTTTACGGAAACTTTATCATTAAAGATATTGTAAATGGTTGCAAGAGTTTTATAATTGGGAACAAAATTATCAAAAACTCTCGGCTCTAAGCGGCGGTTAACTTTTGAGATAACAGCGTTTTGCTCAAGGAAAACCTGCTGTTTATCAATTGAGTTAAATTTTTCTCTTGTCTTAAAAATCATTTTTTCTGCTGTATATCTGTCTAAATTATTAGTTTCTGATAGTGATCTATAGCAGTCAAGTTCTTTACCCAAAACTGTATTCGGAGAAAAGTGCTCTTTCAAAATGGATAAAGCTACATTTTGAGACTTTGTGTCTTTCTCAAGTACACATCTCGTCACCTCTTTGACAATCGCCTCGTATACAAATCCAGTATTTCTTCTTTTGTTATGGTTGCGTCCCATCTCTTTCCTCCAGTTCCTTAATTAGTCTCTTCACTTCGTGGCTTGCTTCAAATAAAAGTTTTTCTTCATTATTTTGCTGTTCTTCGCTAGCAATACCAATTCCAAGAGTTGACAGACCGCCCGCTAACCCTGGAAACATATTTTTATTTGTTCCCCTAGTTTTGGACTTGCCCCAAGAAGCAGCGTTGTGTCTTTTTCTTGGTCCCGCTCCTTTTCTTGTGTCAATTTTTTTAGTGTAATAAACTTTGCCTTTTGCCCCAGGAGTAAGATAACCATCTCTAGATCCGGGGGCTGCGAGAAGTGTTTCCTCTTCCCCTGCCGGCTCTTCGGCTCCCTCAGCGGGCTCCTCACCTTCTGCTCCTAGGTCCTCCTCGCCTTCTTCTCCACCAAGATCACCCAATTCGTCATCACCGCCAGGAGTACCTCCTCCCATAGAAGCAGAATCTGCGGTTACCTCTCCGGCGATTGCCTCAAGAAGAGCATCATGCTTTTTATCAAAGAATTGATCGCTGAGAATTCTTTCAACCTCTTCGTCTGAAAGGTTAAATATATTTTCATAAACCCAACGTTTCGAGAAGAAGCCTTCTGTTGCAGCGCCGGCAATATCAAATTTGCTTCGCAAGTGTTCAAGCTCTTGCAATTCAGCAATCTTAGAGGGGTTGTTTAAGCCCAACTTGAAGGACATAAGATCTTCGCCTCGAAAACCCAAGGTATAGAGATGAATGATTACAACTTTCTCTAACTCTGCAACAACAATTCTTTGTAGTCTTTGGATAGTTCTTGCAAATCGAATATCTTTTTGCGCTAAAGTAGTTGTGTCCTCCATAGACTCAGATTGCGCTAAATAAGCCATGGGGATTTTTAAAGCAGAAAATAATTTATCTCTTAAATACTTGACATCATCAATATCTCCTGTTATAGAGCCACCTGCTAACGTTTCAATCCTAGACGAAGTGTCCCCCCGAACAGGAATATAATAATCTTCATCGATCGAGGTTGGATTATATCTTAAGTCAACGTGTCCTGTATCGGCGTCAACGATCTGGTTGCGCTTCATTTGTGTTTTAACTTGTTCCATATATTGTTCTATTTCATTTGGGGGTATCCCGCCCACATCAATATAAAAAACTCGTCTTTCCGGGGAGCGGACAACACGGTAAGCCATCATGGCATCTTCTACTAAGGTAAGTTGTCTCCAAATTCGGCGGGCAGGTTCTAGAACTGAGGTTCCATAAGGAGCGTACATGTCGTTACCCAAAACTCGGAAGTGGGCAACCTGCCAATTTTCAAAGGTTACCCCTTCTTTCCCGGCTCCCCAGTAATATTGAATATACGAAGGGTTCGTGGGATCAGTTCCTTCGACCCTCTCTAATTCTCGAACAGGCAAAGGAATAGTGTTCACTACTCCCTTCTCTTCGTCTAAGTCGAGATACAAAAAATAATCTCCATACTTACACATACTACGAGCCCAATTAAAAAGATTAAACTCAACATTTAAAACATTATACAACAAGGTGTGAACAATTGCTTTTATTTCTTCATTCGAGCAGTCAATCCGGAGAAGGGGGTTCACAGCGGTAGAGGTTGTAATTTCATCAGCATAAACATCTAGAGAAGAAGCAATTTCTGGGGTGAATTCCATTTGTTCGAAATCAGTATATCTTTGTTCCCTTCTTTGCCCCTGAAGAATCTTTGCTTGAACACCTTCAAAAGGGTTATGGTGTTCTCTTCTTTTAAAAGACTTGCCGGTGTTTGTTTTAAAAGTAAACTTTCGTGTATTTGATGGTCTGCCTCGAAAAATTGCTTGTTGCCTATAGTCAACTATAGGTCCACTAAACAGACGAGTCAACCTCTTAAAAAGAGGAGATTCTGGGTTTCTTGGGTTGTTGTCGTTTTGGTCTGCCATGTTTATCCCTTAAATATTCCTTTGGTGGGAATTAGATTTTTGTTATTATAATTAGTTCTCTTATTCGCCGAAGTACGATATCCTGTCATTCCTTCTATCCTAGTATCTAGTTCTCCCTTAGAAACTGACATCGCTCCAAGCATAGCTTTTTTATAATCATTCTCTCTTCTATTAGAGACTAATGCTGTATCTCGGATCCAACATACCATACATAAAGCCATCACGAGATCGTCATTATAACCCCTCATTCCTTGTGGTTTGCCGTTTTTCCAGATGAAGGTTTTTAATTCATTCACAAGCCTTTGAGATTTAATTGTTAAAACCTTATTTCGGACGAGTTCTTCTAGCTTTGCTATAATTAAAGGTCTCGTTTTCATAGACATGGTAAATCCTGCTATGCCATTTACAACATCAATCATATTTGCTTCAATATATTCGTGAGTTGACTTCGCAGAATAATATATGTTAGGATATTCCAGATCTTCTAATTTATTAAGAACCGCAAGACCTAGGGAATTATTCTCAATTACTGTAAGGGCGGTATTATATTCCCTTCCCATGTTAAACAGCAAAGGTGCGAACATATCAGTCGTTAATTTGCCCTGATATTCGGCGACTTGCTCCATCGTATCGAGTCTAAATATTTGTGCCACACTATAGTCTGTTCCGTCTCCCCGAGCAACGTCAGCAGAAAGAATATATGATACCCCTTGTTGGGGTTCTTCCCAGATCCAGTAATTTCTATCAAAACCTGTTTGATACTTAGGCTCTATAACCTTTTCAAAAATTCTCTTAAGATCATCTGGGTGTATTACTGTTTCCCCGGAAGCATTAAAGTTACATTGCAATTCTTGAGCTATTTCTCTTTTAGACATATTTCTGGTTTCTTTAGTAAACCACTTATCGTCTCTATCTGGGTGGACGTCCCAGGGTAGTCGCATAGAATAAAAGTCATTTTTACCCTCTTGGGATTCAATATACGTCTTATGAAACCAATTTCCGACGCCATAAGGTGTTGACAGAGCTATACACATCCCGCCAGTTGAAAGCGTAGGGTAAAGCCCTGCCCACAATTCCTCCATCCCTTCAATAAGAGCAGCCTCGTCAACAACAAGAAGAGATAACGCCTCTGAACGCCCTGCGTCGCCGGATGTAGAGGCGGCTTTAACTTGCGAGCCATTTGTTAATTCAAAAGAGGTCCTATTGTCCACCACTATTTTTGCCACTTGTTGTACCCAGGGCGGCAAATATTTGTGTATTGCTTTTACTTTTCTGACAAGGTTCGTTGCAGTTTGTTGTTTTGTGGCGACAACAAGAATATTTTTTTCCCTGTGGAAAAGCATCAGCCAACAAACGTATGCCGCCACCGTCGTGGAAAGACCTAACTGCCTAGCCTTCAAGATAACATTAAAACGGTAATCTTGGAAGTTTCTTACTGCTTCTTTTTGAAAATTATATAATTTAAAAGGCACCAACCCCTCTATGGGGTGGGTTATTTTTGAGTAATTATTGATAAAATAAACTGGGTCACGACCCATGCGAAGAAGTTCGGCTTTTATTTCCTTTTTAGAAAGACCCATCTATCTTCTTTCATCAAGAAGGCGTATCCGGGTTTGCTGGGGCTTTATCGTTTTTTGCCTTCTTCGTGGTAGACTTGTCTAGGAATTTACGAATACTATCTTCTAGTTTATCGTTTGATGGTCTCCCGACTTTATCGACACCTTCAGCACCCTTAATAATATATGCCTTCTTGGCTTGCACCCAGTTTCTGACTCTGGATGTACTCTGCACCATAATGTCGGCTTCACCGTCTTCCTTAAGACTTACACTATCTTTAGTAATTTTTCTGTATTCTTTTTTAAGATACTTGAGTATATCAGCAAATTTTTGTTCGATTTCGTTTTCAAACTGGTTTCTGGGGTGGATCTCTTTCATCATCACTTCGCCGTGATAAGTTACAATCATTTTGTCCGCTGCAAAGCGAACCTTAAATCCATCCATAACTCGACTATCCATAATTGGACACCCTTTTTCTCTTTTTAAGCCCATTGATCGTTCTTCACCATCATAAGAAAATCTTTTATCGTGAGCTCCGTCATATGCGTTTGCTGCTGCTTGTGCAAGCCCTTGTATAATTTCTAATGTTGTATTACTCATTTAAATTCTCCTTATTTTTTTAAACTTTTTAGTATATTGGTGAAAATGCTGCACTGTTTGTGATGTTAGTAGTCAGTTTTATCCATCAATCTTCTGGCTGCCCCGCGTTCAAAGTCAAAAGTATGCGAAGAGCTTCTAATGTCACCAGCAGTTTGAACAAAAATACGATTAG